ATACGCTTTACTCCACAACAACATCTGCATGACTATATTAATAATCGTGGTCAAAAAAGAACCTGAAGGATGCATCTTATCAGCCGAGAAAACAGTCTTCTGATAAATGAAGAGAAAACAAGCAAGTCTCCTCATCAATTGATACCTGACAAGATCATCAGGACCTAACTCAGGAAAATCAACATCCACTTTTCGCTTCTTACTTGCCACCTCATACCCTCTAATTTCAAACAAATACAACAAAACAGCCATCAAATCTGAATAAGACACATGCATGTCCATTGACTCAAAATCAGCAGCAACCACAACAGTATCTGGCCCCAACTCCTTCATATAATCATGTATAGTTCCAAACATCGCGGGGCTTATACCCAGAGCCGAATGAAAGCGCAAATTGCTATTCGTAAAGTTATGTGAAATGTCAAAGAAAAACATCCTTTGCAACAAAAACTCGACAATGGCGTTAGCCGCAAACAATCGTGTCTTTACAAACACCTTTGCTAACTTAACGGGTTCATCTTTATTACACGCTTTACAAGCAGAAAACAACTCCTCAAAATCCTTCCACGCCCGTACATCAAAATTATCTGGACACAGCTTATTAACAGCCTCATAAAACACCTTCTCCAACTCCGGAGCCTCAATTAAACGACCATCCTCGTCACGCCAACACAAAGCAGACTTCGGACATCCATGCGGATAACCAGCAGATTTACTCCCATCTATAGGATTAAGGAATTCTCCACCCTGGATAGTCTCACGCAGAGACGGACGAGCCAACACCCTGAAACGAGGTTTAAAGAACACCCCATTCTCACGCGCAACAGCCATTAAATCATATGGTCGCTCTACATTCGTCGTCTCAATCATCTTCAATCTCGCAAAACTCTCTAAACACGGATTCCTCCACTGCACCCCGTCAAAATAAGGCATGACTTTCCCAACATCATAATTGGGCCTAATTTCCTTATAAAACCTACTCTGGACAATGGAACTCGCTTTATCACGAACTCCTTTTTCTACACTAACACCTGCAAATCCAGATATATCAACAACCGCCTCAACAACTTCCTCTGGGGCATTCCCAACTGGAAGGGCTAACAAATCATCAGTCACCTTCTCAAAGACGTGGAGCAATCCTTTCTTGAGCCGATCACCCGCTACATGCATCCCTATAATTGGTTGCATCTGCTTGGATGGATCAACGTAAATCGAACCACACCATCCAGGCATCGTAGGAAAATG